CACATGAGATGGTACACCTCAAACAATTTGTGAGGGGTGAATTGTGTGATTATGCAACTGGTTCGGTACAGTGGAAGTCTAAAAGATATTCTAGAAATGTTAAGTATAGCGAACAGCCTTGGGAGAAAGAGGCTTATCGTTTAGAAGATAAACTATATGAAGAATTCGCAGAATGGTATTGCGGATAGGAAAAATATTATGAATAAGACCATACGTCAATCACTTATAGAGAACATCAAGAAACAAAAGAAGGCCCTGCTAAAAGATACACCTAAGAAACGAGCGAAGTATAAAGTCTATCAGCAACGGGTTAACAAACTATACAAACTGATGACTCAGAAAGGTAGTGAATATTGGGTTCAAGAAGGTGATTTAAAATGACCGCACGGTATAGATGTTACTATAACAAAGAATGGCCACTAGATGAGTATGGTCGAATTGGTGGTGTGTATTCACTGGCTGATTTGCCTATAATGGAAAATCGTGTGGTATCTCGATCTGGAGTTGTCAAGGCGAGGAACGACCAGAGTGGAATGTATCTAGTACAAGATAGTGAGAAGAGGCAGCTAGAAGTTTGGGTCCCTATGGGTGATGTTACATTGGGAGAACTTATTAACAATAATGGTGTTGCTGAAGAACCCCAACATCATGAATTTTTAACTGAGGATACAAAATGAGTGAACGACAACAATATGTGAATCGTGTTCGTGATTTACAAAAAGAGTTAAAGGTAGTTTTGGACAAAGGTGGTTTTGTAAAAGAAGTTGAGAAATTTCAATTGCGAGAAGCTATGTTCAATTTGAATGTAGCTGAAAAACATCTTAGTGGATATTTGCAGGTTGATAAACAACGTGGAAATTGATATTCAACAACGACAACAATTGGAATCGCTTTATCGTTCTGACCGAGATCGCTTAGCAAATGCTGAGAAGAAGTTGAGAGGGTTGGCTAGAATTCTTTATTTGGAGAAACGAGTCAAATTAAATAATGCTGAGGCCTTGGCAGAGTGTGGATTAGGTTTAGGCTTGATGAAATTAAAACCGCAAAAGACGAAGGGAGATGATGAAAGTTCTAAAAAGAAAAGAAGGTAACTGGAAGTTGCAACACAAGTTGATAGAGATATCGTGTTATATCTTTATGGCAGCTATTATCTTAGGTGAAGGCTACTGGAATCATGCGAGAGCTGGTAATGTACAATGGAGTTTACAATTACAGTTACCCATAACAGATCATCGGTATGACTACTATCCTGATCGTCATGGACATGGACATCGTCATGGCAATCGTCATGGTGGTTCGATAGGTACAGGTCCTCGCACCCATACTTTTAATCATGGTAATTGGAGACCCCACAACGGATATAAAGTAATACGAGAGTTTAGAAATTATCACGGAGAACTTTGCAGAGAGTTTCAGATGCAAGTAAACATAGGTGGTTATTTAGAATTAGCCTACGGTTCAGCTTGCAGAGATTATTACGGACAATGGAGATAATATGTTAATGTTCGACCAAGTTTTAGGATGGATTCAAAAATTGACAGAAGCCGGTGTGTCTTTATTGGCATTGGTTATTGTCGCACAAATCATTTTTGGTAAGGCAGTTCCTTTTATTGGTGTAGATGTTATTGGTAACATCACAGCAATCGTTGGAACTCTTGGCGCACAGGGACTGATTGGTTTAGCATCAGTTGCTGTTATCTATGCCATCTTTACTAAAAGTAAATGATAACTTAAAGATATAGGAAGATAGATATGAGTATAAGTGAAATAGGTAGTGCGATGTTTGAGACAGAGGAATTAATGGATGCTTTTCTTAGCAATCTAACTCCAGGTTCTACTGTTATGATAAAGGAAGATGTTGGGAAGTTCGTTGGTGTCCCGGTAAGAATATTACCAAACACTTTGATGAGGGTGCTAATGGTTCAGAGACCATTTATTGGTACAGTCACGATAAACTATGGCAACATATCCCAGCATTTGGATGAAGAAGGAGATTTAAAATGGAACGTGAATGATAAAAATAGGTTGTACATATAGGAGATTACAATGATAGATACAAGAGTATTATATAAAATCCTACTATTATAAATTATGAACAAGGCTCTGCTTGCATCCGATATCCTCTGATTTCATGTAGGTCGAAAACCCCACGGTATAATGGTGGGGTTTTTTGTTTTTATAAATAAAAGAAATTTGAGGAGAGAGATTATGACCCAGTTAATTAACCCAAAGAAGTTTACGGAGGCTACGACCCTATTGAGGTCGTTTTTTTTGGCCAAAGGATTTGAAGAAGTACATACACAAAACAGATTATCAATATTAGCAGCTTGTGAAGATCCAACAACAGTAGCAACATATAATTATAATGGAGAAGTATGGCCCCTGCCACAAACTGGCCAAATGTGGCTTGAATATGAATTATTAAACAGCCCCGACGTACCGGGGTTTTTTTGTATCTCAACATCCTATAGAGAGGAGAAAAATATCACCGAAGGTAGACATGATATTATCTTTCCTATGTTTGAATTTGAGTTTCCCGGAACTATGTCGGACCTGGAAAAAATGGAAAGAGAGCTGTGCGAACATATGGGATTTGGAAATGGCCACAGTATTGTAGATAAAGATTATTTAGAATGGTGTGATTATTTTAAAGTAGATGAACTAAACCACGAACATGAAGATGCAATGTGTAAGAGTTGGCAAGGTAGAGTTTGTATGATTAAGAACTTTCCTAATTACACAAGTCCATTTTGGAACATGAAACAAAACGGTGATGGTACTGCTGCAAAAATAGATGTTATTATTTCAGGCCAAGAAACAATCGGATCAGCTGAACGATCTTCCGATCCTGAAGAAATGATGAAGATGTTTCATACAATATCTGATGGCGTATATGCAAATTTATTATTTGATACCTTTGGTAAGAATAGAGTAGAAAAAGAATTAGATGATTTTCTATCGTTAGACTTTATACCAAGAGTTGGAGGTGGGATTGGTATTACTAGATTATTATCTGCAATGAGTAATTACGATATTAGACGAGTTGTAGCAAGCATGTAAAGAATAGATCCGGGGTGGCGGAATAGGCAGACGCACTAGGCAGTTTACCTAGGGTTCTATGAACGTGGTGGTTCGATCCCACCCCCCGGAGCCATATATTTATTGTATTCTATTCTTTCCATATAAATATTCGTATGAATACAGGTTTTTTAGGTAGGGATGGTTTTATTTGGTTTGTAGGTGTAGTTGAGGATCGACACGACCCCAACAAGCTAGGACGTGTACGAGTACGTTGCCTAGGATATCATACTCACGAAAAAGAAGAAATAGCCACAGCAGATTTGCCGTGGGCTGAAGTTATGCAACCCGTTGGTGCAAATGCCATTGGGGGTATAGGTGATTCCCCAATCGGAATAGTAGAAGGTTCTTGGGTTGTAGGATTCTTTAGAGATCCTGAACATTTGCAAGAACCTATTATTATGGGAACCCTTCCTGGTAAAAATACTCGTCCCGCTGAGCCCATAGATAAAATGGGAGTACATAGAGGAACAGCTAACGATTTTGGATTTTATGATCCCACTGATCCTTTGTCCGATGTTCCATTTGAACCAGATATATCCACAACAGTCGGAACAGGATCTGGAGGAACAGTAACCACATTTGATAAGGTAGAAGATTTAAGGGTATTGAGTTATGCAGAGGCCGAGAGCGTCGATGCTCTATCGACAGGATCAGCAACTATCAGTACCCACTCCCAAGGATTAGTAGATACGTTTGGAACAACCAGACGATTGTCCATTCCCATACAAAAAGATTCAGGAGAAGATTATGGGACAGCATCAGCAAGTACAGTTTGGAAAGGTCATGGTGATAATGCCAAAGCCAAGACTGAAGGTAAGGTTATTAGTACAGGATATCTAGAAGATGGAGATACACGGGATGCGACTAACGGTCCATGGTGGCCTGGAACAAAGGATGCTGAAACCCGTGTGCCATATCCTCGTTTAGATAAGGTTAAAGTTTCAACATTAACAACCAGACAAGAAACAGAAATACAAGAATTGTTTGATGCCGGTGTTTATGGACCAGGTAAGATTACAACAAAAGTAAGTAGTCTTTCGGAAGTTGTTTTACCTAAGGCAGATACAAATCGTTTAGCACAGGGTGGGTATGCTATTAGTAGTATATCTTCCGGTGGGGCTATAAGTCTTAAATCTTTTAAAGTTGATCATGGGTTATCTGCTGGTGATAAGGTGCAGATTGCTGGTGTAGTAGGAATGGAAACTCTAAACGGACAAATTTTTACTTTGGTTAGTGCTGGGAAGACTAGTGTACAAATCATAATACCCGCCACTGAAAAAGGAACGTATGTTCGTGGCGGTGCAATTTTGATAGATCCTCATCCAGTATTAAGAAGTAAGGCCGATACTAGAGAGCGACAAATTAATATTGGTGGTGAAGATTTAAATAGTGTGGCCGAATATTCTGATGATGGTAAATATACAGGATATTGGAATCAACCATCAAGTAGATATGCCGCAGAGTATCCATACAATCATGTTTATGAATCAGAGTCTGGTCATGTAAAAGAGTTTGATGATACGCCGGGTGCAGAACGTATCCATGAGTATCACAGATCAGGTACCTATTATGAAGTAGATGCTGATGGACACAAGGTAGACTATGTAAAGGGTGACAGATATAACATAAGTGTGCATGACGATTATCTATATGTAAAGGGACATGTTATATGGACTGGTGATAACGATATGTTGATTGCTTCAAATGAAACAATGAGTCTGACCGCCAAATGGAGAATGAAGATAGCCTCAGGTGGTGATATAGAAATTTACTCTAAGCGTAATTTGAACTTTAGAGCTGATGGTGATATCAATATGGTAGCCGGTGGACATATTAAGATAGAAGGAGAGGTAACTAAGGCCTCTGATAAATCTTGGGGACACAGTGCTGGTACACGAAGTAAGGAAACACCTTCTAGAATTAGTATGACAGCTGGTACTATGGAATTTTTTGTTCCAGCTCCAGAGGTAGAATCGCTCGATCAAATGAGTCATGGTAGAATTGATTTCAATGCACACCATAGAATTTCTATGAAAGTTCACGACGGCTTTATTACTAGAGAAGCTCCCGGATCCGGTGCCATAATAGATACGGCCACAGGAATATATTTTAATTCTGAACATGAGAAAAAATCTCCAGCAGAAAGTTTCTTGGCTAGAGATTCTGGAATCGGCATAGGACAAGGTTATGGCACAAAGGGGGAGGCAGGCGAGGCCCACATAGCATACACATTAGATGATATCAAGATGGGTACAACAGGACAAGGTGAAGGATTAGGTATAGAAGAAAAGACTGGAGATAATATCAGAAAGTTGAGGAAAGATTGATGCCCGGCGCACACAGAAATGGACACTCAAGAGTTTGTGGTGCTTCTACTGTTGTAGAAGGACAAGAAAATGTATGGGTCAATGATGAGCTATGGGCTGTAGAAGAAGATCCCAACTCTCATGGTGGTGGTGGATTAATTTCAGGAACCTTAGCGGTATACATTAATGATAGGAAGGTTATCAATAACACTCCAGATGAAGCTAACGCTGATGGACTCTGTCCTCTCCCACCGCATTGTGCTCCGTCTACAGCGGAAGGTTCTGAGAATGTATTTGCAGGAGACGAGTAAAACTTATATAAATATTATAAATGGCAACTGAAGTTAATAAAGGGTATGATGATGCCCAAGGAAACAACGAGAGTCCTAGAAGTACATTCATATATAAGGACTTAAATCTCTTTTTTACAAAACATCCTGTAACAGATGATGTTAGTAAATTGACGGACATACAGGCTATAAAGAGAAGTGTCCGGACATTGGTTCTTACTAACAAGGGAGAACGATTATTTCATCCAGAGATTGGAAGTAATCTTACTGGTTCTTTGTTTGAATTATATACTCCAATTATGCAAGACCAATTAAGAATAGCTATTGAGGATGTTATTAGATTATATGAACCTAGAGTTGTTTTAAAAGATGTTATAGTTAATAGCGCCACAAGCCGAGATTTAGATCAGAATAGATTAAGAATTATTGTTAGGTTTAGCTTAATAAATGTACCAAACGAAATAGAAGAACTAGAAATATCAATGGATAGGATACGATAATGGCAGTCAATACTAAAGGCAAATTAGAGATTACAGATTTAGATTTTGATACAATTAAAGGAAATCTAAAAACGTATTTAAGAGGCCAATCTGAATTTTCAGATTATGATTTTGAGGGTTCAGGTCTTTCAGTTCTGTTAGATATCTTAGCATATAATACACACTATAATGCCTTCATGGCCAATATGACAGCTAATGAAATGTTCCTAGATACAGCAGTAAAACGAAGTTCTGTAGTATCATTAGCTAAAGCCTTAGGATATACTCCTATAGGATCTCAAGCCGCAATGGCTATTGTAGATGTTACTGTGCATGATGCCACAGGACCATCTTTACTATTAGCTTCAGGACATACATTTAAGACCAAAGCTACCGGCCAAAGTTATCAGTTTGTAAACACAACTGATATTACTGTAATTCCATCCAGTGGAGTTTATAAATTTGAAAATATATCTGTGTATGAAGGAACTTGGGTTGAGGTTGACTATACTGTTAATGCCGCTGATGCCGAACAAAAATTTATATTAGATAATGCCCGTATAGATATCTCTACGTTAAGCGTCAAGATACAGAACAGTTCTTCAGATACCGTTACTACAACGTTTACTAAAGCAAATAATTTGGTTGAAGTTAAGAGTACAACAACTGCTTTCTTTGTTCAAGAAACAACAGCAGCGGAATGGGAAGTTTATTTTGGTGATGGAATCGTAGGTAAAAAATTGATTGATGGTAATATAATTAAGGTTGGTTATATAGTAACTAATGAAACTGCAGCAAACGGTGCAAATAAATTTTCTTCAGCCTCTGCTATAGGAGGATTCGTAGATATTACAGTGGTAACAACAACTGTTGCAGCAGGAGGTTCTGCACCAGAAGGATTAGATACTATAAAACATAATGCACCTTTTAATTATACTGCACAGAATAGAGCGGTAACTGCTAATGATTATAAAACACTCGTACCACAGATATATGCCAATGTAGAGTCTATAGCTGTGTGGGGAGGAGAGTATAATGACCCGCCAGTATATGGTAAAGTATATATTAGTATTCGTCCTAAAGGAGGAGCTTTCCTAACAGAT